TACTGGTTGCTGACCTAGTCCAGCTAATTGATTAGCCGTGTTTCCACCAACTATATTGAACTCAGGAGTAGTTACAGAACCAGCTCCACCACTTGACGGAACAGAAACGCCTCCTCCAGCAGCAGCACCTCCTCCACCTTCAAATTTAGTCTTTGAGATTTTAGCAATGTTAGCAATACCAGCAGCTACAGCAATAGCAGCAAATACAGCTCCTAATATTGGGTTACCAGCAGAAGCAAAAGCAGCTTGAGCAGATTTATAAGTATCAATAGTAGCAGATGCAATACCAGCAGCTTTCTGAACGTTAAACGCTCTACGTTGAGACTTTTCACTCTTACCAGCAAATGCTCCAGCAAGTTGTCCAATCGCATCTAAACCACCTTTAACAGCATCTAGACGTTGACTAGCTAACGCCTTTTCTCTTGCAGCTTGTTCGTCTTTGTATTTCTTATCTACTGCAGCTAACTCTTCCTCTTGTCTAACTTTTAAAGCAGTAGTGTCCATTCCGTATTGTTCGGCAACTGTAATAAGCTGAAAATACTTTTCGTTTACGGCATCTATCTCTAATTGGTTTTGAGATGTTGTAGCTTGTCTGTATTGTTCTTGGAATGCCTCTTCTGCGTCTAATGCTTCTTGTTGAGCTGCAGCTTGTTGTTCTGCTAACTTAGCTTGTTTTTCTGCTTCGGCTGTTAGTTCTTCCTGAGCATATTTCGTGTTTATGTTGTTTACTTCGTTAAGCTGATTCTCTTTTAAGATGGCAGTATCTTGCTTGTACTTTTGAGCTAACTTAATAAGCTCTTCGTACTTTTTATTTACCTCATAGACTTCACGCTCTTGCTCTGTCATATAAGACAAACGCTCTTGCTCAGTAAATTCATTCTGAGCTTCTCTCAATTGTGCTAATGCGTCTTTACGTTGTTGTGCTGCATCTGAAGCTCGTTGTTTAGCACGGTCAGCAGCAGCTTGTCTTTCCTCTTCTTCTTTTGCTTTTACAGCTTCATTCTCTTCCGTTTTTTGGCGAAGTGTGTCTAGCTTTATTTCATTTCTACGAGAGTTATTTTCAACCTTTAGTTTGTTTAAGTGGTTCTTAGTTTCGTTAACCTCCTTTTGGTTATTTCGTATAAGCTCATCATATTGGTCTTTAGATGAGGCTTTTCTACCTATTGCTACTTTGTTTTCTTCAGATGCTAAAAAGTTTAATCTCTTTTGCTGAATTTCAATCTGTTTATTCGTCTCTTTAATTAAATCTTCAGTACCCTGTTCTCTTATTTTAGCAATGTCTTTCTCGCTTTTCCCTACAGCTTCTGCATAAGAAATTTCAGTATCTATCCGAGCTTCCATTTGCTGCTTATTTCTATCTATTGCAGCGCTTTGGTCATCAAAAGCCTTTGTTAGTTTCTTTTGTTCAGCTATCAATTGTTCTGTAGACTTACCCATTCCATCAAATGCAGCAACAGCAGCAGCTATAGCAGTAATCACAAGACCAATTCCAGTAAGCATAAATGCTTTACTCGCTGTAGTCATTCCTTGAAAAGCACTAACAACAGAAGTTTTTAAAGCTGTGAAAGCTGGTACAGCTTGTCTAACTGCGTCAACACCTTGAGTCAATGCCATTGCAGCCTGAACTTTTAAGATAGCTTCGTTCACAGCTTTGCTTTCTCCACCAAATGCAGACATAGCACCTTGAGCAGCAGCAAACCCACCAGCAGCACCACCTAACGCTCCTGTAAGTCTTTGTGAAGTAGTCATAGCCATACCGTCTAAAGCCATGTCAACAGCTATAACAGACTGCTTTAACGCTGCGGCTTCAGCTTGTATCTTTCTAAACTCAGCAGAAGTAGTATCTCCAGCTATAGCCATGCGATACATTTGGTCTTCTAGTAGTCCGATTTTCTGACCTACATCCGCATTGGTAGCTGCAAAGAACTCTACTTGAGCATCAACCTCTGCAATAACACCTTTTAACCTACCAGCTTCTTTAGCTAGGCTCTTAAACTCTTCAGTGTTTTGTTTACCCTGTACTGCTAGTTGTGTTAGCTTGTCTTCTATCTCGGATATGGCAGCACCTAAGTCCATATCCATAGTGTCCGCTAGGTTTTCAACGGTCTTGTCTAACTCAGTTAAATTCTTGTCTAACTTGTCAACATCTAAGTTAGCTTTCTGAGTGTTTACGTCTATGTTTATCGTGTGCTTTTCCATTGAAACCCTGTCTTTTTATATTTTAATTCTCTCTTCGTTTGTTTAAATACATCCTTTACCGTTGTTGGTAGTTTGTATCTTCCTTTAGCTATCTCTATGTTGTCCGATTTTCCGTAGAAATCGTCAATCCGTAGCATATTTAAAATATCTGTTATCATGCTCTTGAAATTAAAATGTATTCTGTGTCTGTGCTGCCGTCTGTGAAAGTATAGTTTACAGGAATCTCAAATGAATCGGTTGAGCTGTCCTCATTTATCAAAGTATCTTCTCCGCTCTCATCACTTATGAATGTAGCATCCTCACCAACTACGTTAAATAAGCCTCCTGTAAATGGTGGTAAATCAAAAGTTACTGTAGTGTCACTAGTAAATGTATTAGGAGTAACTGATATAACTCCCGTTCCTGTAATATCTATATCTCCTGAAACAGCTCCATCCATTACGTTAACACCTACAACTACCGTGTCAACGTCAATTGATGGTTGTATAAACTTCTTTCTTTTTAATGCTCTAAAATCATGCAATAAAGTAAACGTCACCTCACCATTTACTAGGTTTGATTTCATATCATTTATTACATATCTCTTGTCTCGAATAACTAGTCTGTCGTTTAAGTTTAAATCAGTAAGTATTCTTAGAGGCAGTACAGTCTTTACAGTTACCAATCTGTTTTTATTGTTGTACAAATTCTGTAGGTAGTCAGAGTAATAAGTTTTGTACACGCCCATGTCAATAACTTGCTGGTAGTAAGATGAGACTTCTGAACCCCAACACAAGGAATACAACTCACCGTTTTGAGTCCTTAGGTCTTGACCAAATAAAGCATAGTTACCTACGTTGTAAATAATAAATCCGTCATCAAATTTAAAATCGTCAGCAACTATATCTATCATTCCATTATAATACAGTAGAACTGGTTTAGGAACGTATGGCTCATAGTTAGGTGAGTCTTTTAGAAAATAACCTACCTGAATATTTGTATCTGTAAATTTATTAAACAAAGGCTGTTCAAAAGGAACTTGAATAGTATAGTCATTAGCATCTACATTAAAGTTGTAGTTCAAGTTTGCATAGGCTCTGTTAAAGAATCTTAAGAAAGCATTGTTCATAAATGATTCCGACTTTTGGTAGTTGAAATCTATTTTCTTATACAATGGTACTCTCTTAACTTCTATGTCGTCTGTAGTAGTGTACTGAGTAATATCATAGATAGTACCTCTAGCATACCAATCTTCTAAAGGCTCTAAGTAGTATCTGTTGTCAGATACAGGGTAAAGCGTTAGGTTAAATTGTTTGATTATTCCTGAGACAAAATCTGCTACTTTGATGTCAGGCATATTAGTAGATAAATTGACATCTCCAGACATAACAACAGGAGCGCAGTCTACCACATACGTTTGTTGTAATGTAGGAGCAGAAGTAGCTGAACCACCGTAATACTCGTTATACAAATCACAAGTTATAGTTAACTCTGCTGAAGCCTTTACTTCAAAATACATTTCTGTTTGAACACCAAAAGCAGATGTATTTATAGTCTCTACATAATAGTCATTTACACCACTACCGCTAATTGTATTAACTAGCACTCCGTTTTTATATACGTCAATGTAGTAGTCATCAAAAGTAGTTACTGATAATACCCTGAATGTTAAAACGTGATAGAGTATAGTTCCACCTGAAGAGAATAGGTTATAATCAAAAGGATAGGAAATAAAATTGCTAACTGAGTCAGCTACAAATGAAGATGTGTTAATATCATTAGTTATATCTACTCGTTCAGATGGAGTTAAAAAGGTAAACTGGTTCGTGTTTTTACACATTAAGAATAACTTTTGAAACTGCTCACTTTGTAACCAGCTACCCTCAAATGTTACTCCATATGTTGACTGTATAGATTCAAATATCTTTTCTACTTTAAGAGATGGAAACAGCTCTGTATAGTCTATCCTACCAGTGTTTGTATCAATGTTGTCTAATGGTGTAGTAGGCTCATTGTATTGCCATACTCGCCTAGATGAAATTAAAGGATAACGAACATCGTAGTCCATTCCTAAGTCAGTTATTCTATTCAGTATTTCAGCACCTGAGTAAACGTGACTGTAAGCTGAGTAATCTAGCATAGAAAGTTTATCTTCCCCGAATTGGTCTTTTAGCTTTGTAACTTCTCCGTAAAAAGTAATCGTGTAGCTATCAGTAGCTAGGTTTTTTATGTCCGACTTTTCAAGCTGAACCTTCCCTTTCCTAAATAGAATGTTATCTATTTCTATATACGCATCTCTACGTGAACTGTAATTTAAAGTAGAGTTAACTTCGTTTTGATAGAAGTGTTGAAAGATAGCGTTGTTTATAGGTGATGCTGGTACGGTAAAAGACTGTGAGAAGTCCGTCTTTACCTTGTCTAAGTCATTGATATTCTGAACAGATGAGTTAACCTGAATCTCTTCGTCATTAAACAGCTCTATTCGTTCACCTTCTATATATATCTGTACGCTTCTTTTCATTAGATGACGTTGTTTATTGTGTTGTAAGCGTATTCAAACTCTAAAGTGTAATTTGAGTCTTTCGTGTTTACACCTTTTAGTTTAGAAAGTGCTTTTGTCTTTATTATAGCTGGTAGTCCGTTAACTAAAATACGCTCACTCATGATTAAATCTGTAAGTACATCATAGTAGTTTTCAGTTACACTTCCTGTATTTACTTTGATACCTTGTGAACCATTTACGTTAAAATCTTTACGCTGACCTTGAACTACAGAATAGTTAACAGAGTTTGCCATCATTAAATTATAAGCGTTAGACTTTACGTCTAGATTCTCAAATGAAGCCTTAAAGAAAAACTCCCTTTGCCATGCTCCTAACTTATTCACAAAGTCAATCACTACAGGCTCATATCTACATTCAATCACTGGTCTAAATGTCCATTTAGCCTGTATAACATCCGAAGCATTTAAAAGAACAGTGATACATCCATCTAAATAGTAAGTTTGTGGTACTCTATAAACATCTGTTACCCTTGTCGTGGTAAATGGAATTGTAAAGTTAGCGCCTGTTACTAGGTTAGTGTATTTCATTTTCCAACCGCTAATAGCCTCAAGTGTTAAGTGTCCAACTCTATCTAATGGGTTGTTAAAAAAGTCAGCGTTTGAATTGTAGTAATAGTTGTAAGTTCCCTCAGGTAAGAACCAACTTGTCTGCTGTGGATTGTAACCTTCTACAAATAATCCGTAACCGTTATATGCTTTAAAATCTTCAGTGCCAAGCAAAGAATAAGCTCCAGCTAGATTCTTTTTATATTTGGTCACTTTCACATTTACCCATTGGTTAACTGGAGTAGATATAAAACCACTGTAGATAGATTGGTTCGTGTTGTGGTTGAGAAACTCCTGAATGTACGGTGATATATTGTACACTGTCTGCGTGTTTGTCGTAGATGGAGAATCCTTTGAAAGTATGTATGTCGGGTTCATAGGTGCAGAACCTGAACCTTGCCAAATAGTCAAATCAATTTTAGAACCTGACTGATTCAGCTCATCTATGTTGATTATGTACGGTGACCGTGCGAATATTCTTGCCATTATTTTCTATTTATTTTTTCTACTGTTGCGCTCATCCACGCTTCTATATCTATTCCGTATGCTGTGACTACATCCTGTGGTAGTCGTTTCATTGCTGCCTCAAATGGTTTAGTCAAAAACAAACTTGGAGCTATACCGTTTTTCTGTATGCCTCTAGCTATTAAAAACTGCAGAGACTTTCTAGTTATAAATCTGCCTTTTGCATCTCTAGGAGCTATTCCTTTTCTTACTATCCATTGGTCAAGTGCAGACGGTGGTGGCATCTTTGATTTATACGAGTAAGGTGTGTTATATTTTTTCTCTTTACCACTTACTCCTTTGTCTACGAATAGTCCGTAGGTATCCATTTCGATATTTACAGTGTAGTCACCTTTCTTATAGGTAACTTGACCCTTTAAACTATCATAAAGATTCTTAGACGAGTTCTTTTTTAACCGTGTTAAATTAGCTCTAGCCTGAGAAATAACATACTTCTGAAACTTCTCTAACTCTTTCCTTATTTGTTGTCCTGTCATCATTAGCAAATGCTCATGTCGTTAGGTACAATTATATCCATTGTCGCTGTCCATCCAGCTAGGTAGTTTTCAAATCTTTCTGTAAATGGCTGCATATTTGGCGTACCTACTATCTCCATTTTTCTAGATAGCTCACCTCTAATTAATACCTCAATTATTCGTGTTAAAATAACCATTGTGGTGTTCAAGACGTCTATCTCGTTGTCATTGCCGTAGAATATGTTTGTAGTTTCGTCTTTTGCTATGTCAACTACATCCATCGAGATAATACTAACGTTAAAAGTAAACGTATTAGATGAAGCTGTAACGCTATTTACGATAATGTGAACCAAAGGGAATAAAGTCTGCTTGTAGTTGTCGATGTCATCTAATCCTCCCTGAGTAACCGTAGTCACCATAGGTATAGTTTCAATCTCTGCTTTTAATTCCTCTAGTAGGTATGTGTATGCTTTCATCTTTTCATTTGTCTTTTAATCTCGTTATTCTCTAGCGTTACCCTTTCCTTTTCAAATGTCAAATACGTTAAACACTGATGGAGCGGTAAAGCGGTAACTGCGTCAAATCTTCTAACATCTCCTTGAGCGAGTTGATATACTGATTGATACCACCCCCATCTTTGGGCAAAGATAGATGTTGCGCTATAATCTCCTGAGGAATCTCCGTCAGCTCCTCCGCTAAATAGTCCATCGTAGCGAGTAACAAGTCTCTTTTTAAATTCCAAAAAAAAACCTGAGCGCCTAAAGCTACATTCAATGGCATGGCTTTCATTACCTCTGCATAAGTAGCTGAAGTTTCGTAGTCTTCTATTGTGTATTTTTCGTCTTTTCGTTTGATAACTGGTCGATACAAAACTGCCATAGCATTATTCATTGTGGACCAATCACTTAAATACTTCTCAGCGTCTATGTACTCGCCAAATGAGATGCTTTCTAACTCAGGAACGAAACCAAACTCTACACCTCCCAACTCAAATCGCTGAATAAGAAATTTATCTTCTCTGAAAATAGCGTTAAACTTCTCTAATAACTCTATAATTGATGTGTACTGAATCTTTAATACATCAGATAAAGGAATCTTGCAAAGACAAGCTATCAGCTTTCTAGAAGCAAAGTCTTCAGAATCATTCTCGTCTTGAATTGACATAAGATACTGATACTGTTCTAAAGTGATATCTGCTAAACTGCTCGGAACGTCTATTGTTACCTTCATAATTAATTAACTTTAATTCGTGTTTTTGTACCTTGCTACCTTACGTGGTACTTTCCGTAGTGACTATTTATACCTAAAGTTTCCATCTCGTGATACCTGAACGCATCAATAGCGTGGTCATTACCTCCTGCTGGTTTGTTTAACCTGACTCCTGTTTTATCAGTGTCCCAACAATATGACCTAAGCTCTTTGATTAGATTAGTACTGCTTGACGTTACTAAGTATTCGTTTCGCTGCATGACATCAATACCGTAGTTGATTGAGTCCTTGCCTTTGGTTACTCCTTTGATGTTTATTCCGTAGCGTCTAATCTCGTCTATTGACTTAGGCTCTGCGCTATCAGCATAGACTACTACATTCTTAGGAAGTATTTTAGCTATGTCCGAGTTTAGCATTCCTGTACGGTAAGCAAGTTCGTTTACTATTCGCTGTCCGTTGTGAGTGTAGATTTCTATAATTGAAGTAGGGTCGTTCGTGTATCCAAAGTCTAAGCCTATTCCGATAAGCCTTGCTTCTTTTGGTATTGTGTCTATTGTCTTCCAGTTTGAGAATACAACTCCTTCTAACATTCCTACTTGTCCTTCACCATATACTAACCACCA